TCTATGATATAGAGGGAAAAGCATATCCATCAATTACTACTGTACTAGGTATTCAAAAGAAAGCACAATTACAAGAGTGGCGAGATAAGATTGGTGAGGACGTTGCCAATTGGGAAATGGGTAGAGCGGCTAGACGTGGTAAGGCAACTCACTTATTAATAGAACAATACATCAAAGGTTTAACACCAAGTGAACGAGGTGTATTACCATTAGGTCTATTCAGATTAATTAAACCATATGTAGATCAGATTGATAACATACATTGTTTAGAAACAATTATGTACAGTAAGAAGTTGACCATCGCAGGTCAAGTTGACTGTATCGCTGAATACAATGGTAAGTTATCAGTAATTGATTTTAAAACAGCAAACAAAGAACGACAAGAATCTTGGATAGAGAACTACTTTATGCAGACTACAGCCTATGCTCAAATGTATGAGGAGATGTTCGGAAAAGAGATAGAACAAATTGTTATTTTACTAGCATCTGAAGATGGTTCAGTTCAATCATTTATAAAAGAAAAGAAAGATTATATGGAACCTTTGAAGAAATCAATTGGCGACTTTTATAAATATTATGAAGAACTAAACAAGGATAAGATCAAGCAAGAGTAGCCCATATCTTATAAAAAGATATGAAAAAATTGTTAATCTTAATCTGTCTATTGTGGAACACCACTAGTTATGCTGATATGGAGAAGTATGATTTATTTGGTATGACAATGCCAATGATGTGTGGATTACCAGCAACAGTAGATCAATATATAAAAGATAAAGGCTTTATTGCTATCAATGTAAGTTTTGGTAAAGAAAATGCTAAAGAAGATGGTGAGATAGTGTTTGCGATAAAATATTACATAAACGATAATTTACAAACATTAGCAGTAGCAGAATCACCACTGGATCCATATAAGTGTATGATATTCCATACGTTTGATATGATAATGAATAAAAACTTATTAGAAGGTACTAACACTTGACATTAATGTAAAAGTGTGGTATATTAATAGAGTTGCAACTGTGTAGGCGAAAGCGAGAGTAAGTAACCTACACTTATATAATTAGGAGAATATAATGACAGACGATAGATCAGAAGACGCAAGTTACGAAAACGAAGCTACACCACCATCACCGATGGTACAAATTTCACTTAAAGAATACGACAAATTAAAAGCCAAACAGCACTACATAACAGATAAAGGTCTTATTGATATTATTGATAATATGGAAAGACTATTAAGAGCTTTAAGGAAACATATAGTTAGATCGGACTTTAATGAATAGTAAAGAATTTAGTTTAAATATTGAAAGTATTGTAAAAGAAAAAAGAATAACATACATGGATGCTGTTGTTTGGTACTGTGAAGAAAATGGTTTAGATACAAGTCAAGTATCATCATTAATCTCAAAATCATTAAAAGAAAAAATTAAGTTAGAAGCTATGAACTTAAAGATGTTGAAGTTTCCAAAGTGTGGTATGTTACCCATTTAATTATGTATGGTGGATTTGATGTATATAAAACTTACTTGGCTATCAAGTTACATTTCGCATCGGATACATATGACTATTATAAGTATGGTGGTAAAGTCAACGCAAAATTGGATACGTTTACAAGGAGAAAAGATAGATACTTTTTTCACAAACTGAGTACAAAATATGGACAAGATGATATACTTGATTTCTTTGTTGCTAACTTTCTTTCAGATAGTAAGAGATGGATTGGTAATCTGTTACAGAATGATGGTAAAGATGTTTATTTGGATTATAAGAAACGCAAAGAATCGTTTGCCTACCATTTTAGAGGAGACTGCAATAATATTGTTGATGACTTTAGCAACCGTAGGCTTTCTTTTGATGATGGTCTTGCTGTTCCTAATGGGCAGCATCCAAGAATGTTACGTTTACTTATTCAAAGGAAAATTAGTTACCAGACCGCGGTCGTGCTTAATCACTTTCTTAACTTTACTAAAAATTGGGATAAAGAAATTACCGAGAAAGTTGTATGGCCTGAAATCTCACTTAAGGTTACCAGAGTGAGACCGTTTATAAATTTTAATGTAACAGAATGTAAATTAATTATGAAAGAGGTATTTGTTAATGGCTAAAACAGTATTTTGTATAGGGAATGGTCAAAGTAGATCACCAGTAGATTTATTAAAATTAAAAGAACATGGAAAGATATATGGTTGTAATGGATTATATAGAGACTTTACACCAGATGTATTAATTTCTGTTGATGGTCCAATGATGCACGAAGTATACCAAAGTGGTTATGCTGACATCAATGAAACATGGTTTAGAGATTGGAACGCTGTTCCTGGTATGGTATATAATAGTATTGTCTATGCTAATTTAACTCCAAATGAAATAGAAATTGCTAAAAAAAATTTTAAGATGCATGAAAATAAAAGAGAAGATAGACAAGAGTTTGTTTTTCATGGTTCTGCTATATCAGGTCAAGCAAGTATTATAAGAAGAATTGCTGGGGGTGAACAAATAGAAAAGAAACAAATTAATCACACTGGTTGTTATGTCAGTTGGGTCAATCCAAATGATAAAGCACACACATTAAAAGATTTAAAAGATAATAAAGATAGAGGTTGGGCAGCTGGTTCAACTGCTGGTTTTGTTGCATGTAATCAAAATGAAGATATGGAAGAAATGTATCTAATTGGACATGACTTGAAAAGCTTTGATAATCATGTCAACAATATGTATAAGTCAACATCAAACTACGCCAACGAGAAGAATAGTCCTATACCAGATGTAAATTGGGTTAATCAATGGCAAGAACTAATGAATGAGTTTCCTAAAGTGAAATTTATTAAGGTCAATCCAAAGGGTATATCAGGTAGTGATCCTGTAAATAGTACAGTACCACAGTGGACTAATAAGAATTTAGATTATATAAACTTTGATGAATTAAACAAGAGATTTAATTGTGTTTCAGGGTTGACAAATGGCTCATAATGTGTTATACTAAGGACAATATGTTTGATAGAATAATTTATAGATTATTAGATACAATAGTGGACTGGTGTGAGCGTTATAAGAAATACAGAATTGATAAGACTTTACCTAAACCCAATAAAAAAGAATTAGCAAAATGGGTAAAACAACAGGAGAAGTCTTATAAATAACTATGATACCGATTATACAGGTAACACAAAAACAACAATACGAAAATATATACAAGGAGAAAATATAATGGACTTTGATACATTAAAACAATCGTCAAGTAACTTTGACAAACTTACGAAAGCCATCGAGGCTAACCTCAATCCTGAGGACAAACAAAATAACAAATCAAAATACCAAGACGACAGATTCTGGAAACCAGAACTAGATAAAACTGGAAATGGTTTTGCTGTAATTAGATTTTTACCAGCGCCAGAAGGTGAAGACTTACCTTGGCAAAGAGTATGGTCACATGCATTCCAAGATGTAGGTGGTTGGTATATTGAGAACTCACTAACTACATTAGGTCACAAAGACCCTGTGTCAGAAGAAAACACTAGACTATGGAATACTGGTTTAGATAGTGATAAAGAAATTGCTAGAAAGAGAAAAAGAAAATTATCTTACTACTCAAATATTCTAGTGGTATCTGATCCTAAGCATCCAGAGAACGAAGGTAAGACTTTCTTATTTAAATTCGGTAAAAAGATTTTTGATAAGATTACAGAGTCAATGCAACCAGCGTTTGAAGATGAGAAACCAATCAATCCATTTGATTTTTGGAAAGGTGCAAACTTTAAACTAAAAATCAGAAAAGTTGACGGTTACTGGAACTATGATAAGTCCGAGTTTGAGGGCGTATCACAAATTAAAGAGAGTGATGAAGATATTAAAACATTGTGGTCTTCTCAACACCCTCTTAAACCATTTCTTGCACCCGATAATTTTAAAACCTATGACGAACTCAAAGAGAAACTGAATAGGACGATTACAGGTGTACGAAGCGCAACAACTGCTGATAAAACAGACCTCCCGCCTCAAAGTGGTAGTGTTGCGAAAAGTACTGATGTTGCTCCAAAAGCAGCTAGTGATGATGACGATACGTTATCTTACTTTAGTAAATTGGCTGAAGAGGAGTAATTCTCTCTCACATCAATAACTTTGAAAGGGCGGCTGAAAGGCCGCCTTTTTTTTATATAAATATTAGCATATGGCAATATCAATATTAGACCCTATCAAAGTATCTCAAGGCGGCATTAGAAAAAGTGTTGACTGGTATAGAAAAAACGTTGCGACACTATCTGATAGTATAACAGCGGCTAAACTAATGAGATCAGGCAAATTAAACGGTATTCCTAGTAAAGGAAGACTGAATTTCTTCTTTTATGACCCTAAATATAAAAGAGTATTACCTTTGTATGATAGGTTCCCACTTGTTCTACCTTTGGAAACAATTCCAGGTGGATTTATGGGAATGAACTTTCATTACATAAGACCTGTTCAACGAATTAGTTTATTGAACAATTTACAAAGATATGCCTCTGGTGGTATGAAGTCAACAACAAGAATTGATGCTACCTACGATGGTATTAAGAATGTTAGTATTGCGAGAAATACAATTAAGAAATACTTGTATAGTCATGTAAGATCAAGTTTTTTAAGAGTTGATTTTGATGAAGCAGCGTTGGCAGTAATGCTACCTGTACAACAATTTAAAAAAGGAAGTCCATACTAATGGCAATATTAAGAGGCGGAAAAAGAATTGGTGGATATGATATACGAATAGGTTTACCTAGAGATAGGTCGCTTGATGACGTACAATCTGATCCACGTTTAAGACAAAAGGCTGGTGGTAATCCTGAAACTACAATGGGTAGATTTCAAGCCATGGTCAATGAGGCTGAAGGCTTTCAAAGAAAAGCTAGGTTCTATGTAGAGTTTGGTTTACCAAAAGGTGCTGTTTCGGATGGTGGTAACACTAACCAAGACGAGATGCAGGGTTTCTCATCAGAGGCTCAAGTAAATACAATGAGAGTAGATAATACACATAGACGAGTACAAGCATTTTGTAGTGAAATATCTATGCCAAATAGAGAAGCTGTACAAAAAGAAATTAAACACAATGGACCAACAAGAAGTTTTGTTTATGATTATACTTCTGGTGACATTACAGCTACATTTTATACAGACAAGTTTATGAGAGAAAGAACTTTCTTTGAGATATGGCAAAAGGCAGCATTTAGTAACACTACACACAATTTTAATTACTATGACAACTATGTTGCGCCAATAGACATTATGGCGTTAGGTAGTTTTGCTAGTAGAGATGAAAGA